CTACAAGTGCGTAAAACACACCGTCATAGTTTCCCAGGAACCAGCCGACAGCAGCTCCGATGATGGCATTCACCGGACGGATATATGCCATAAAAAATTCCATATTTTCGCCTCCTCAAATTGTGCCTTTTTCCTCTAGGAGCTTGTTTAAAACTTTCTTTACCCTGCCCAGGCTTCGCAGTCTGCACAGCCGAAAATTATTGACCGTTTTGGGCTTTTCCCCATCAACGTACTCCTGGTTGTCATAATCATCCTTAAATAGTGCAGTCCTGTTTCCTTTTTTATCAATGGACATAATGTCGTGCATATATACCCCGATCAGATATCCCACCGGTGTTTTGCAAACCTGGACAGGCGTAATATCCGGTGTTATTGCCGCTTGTTCAACTACACTTTTCTCTCCATCCACAATACGGACAGAAAAATAGGGCTTTTCCCCGCTCCCCAGGATGCTGTCCTGCAGACTGTTCGCGCACGTATACGTCACACCACAGCCATTGCATCCCACCGTGAATTCGTATCCTTCCGGATCAATGGTATAGGATTTCCTATAGCTGTTCAGTTTCGATTCATCGCCATGCAGAAAGCTCCTGAAAAAGCTTTCATCCGCTCGATCCCCATCATATACATTAGTCTGAATATGCGTATCCAGTATTGCGCTGTCCCCATTGGAATCAACCATGAACACAAGGCTTGCTGTTGAACGCCCAAACACCCATGTCGATGCTTCCAACGCTAAGCCGCCATCAGAAAAGTAGTTGATCCACGGCCAGCAATGATATCCTGCCTGTGCATAGACGATGATTTTCCACCCGTCCGGAGTGATCTGTGCCCATTTGACAATGGCTTGGCTGCTTATTAACAGTGGGCTTGGGCGCTTTCTGTTTTTTGCCGGATCAGATGTTTCCTCTGGCGGCCAAACTTTGCCGTTCCCGCTGTTTATCTTTGTGCAGGAGGACAATGCCAGCGCTGCGGCTTTTTTCGCATATTGCCCAAGGTCTATTTCCGTATCTATGTCATCGTTGCGGCAGATCTGCACTTTTACGTCTTTATTGGCATATGAACTGGATGACAGCCGCATAACCATGTTGTAATAAGATATCCGATCCGCACAGGCAGTGTTGATATCCCTTTTTATCTGCCCATCCGTGTAATTGACGACCAGATGGCCATACTCATCTTCGTGTGTATGCCCCGCCGCATCCAAATCATAGTATGTGTATTCCCACCAAAAATTTGGAATAGTTACCTGGTAATCTCGGGCATAGACGTATTTCCCGCAGCAAACCCGCCACAGGTCCCCATCCTTAACCGCCGCATCTATCGTTGGATGTTCCTTATCTTCCGCCGCGACAACTGCCCCGGTTTTTAGATTGTAAATCTTCTCTTTCACCAAGCCAAAGATATGGTTTTCGTCATTTGTAATCCAGGCTTCCCCAGCGGCTTCCATCCAATCCTGGCGCTTATTGTTTCTCTCATCGATGATCCCATACATTTTACAGTCCCCCTCCGCCAGCGCTTCCAGGCGGCTCCTCAAGATTCCCCTTTGCAAACACATACGGAATCGCGCCAGCCGTGATGGGAACGAATGAGCTGCCCCGGCCGGACATATTGCCATAAATATAGCGGCCATCCGTCTGTACAGTTTGCCCTGCATACACAATCCGGCTGCCAATGCACCGGATCACCTTTCCGGCGCCAGTAGTTCCAGCGCTTCCATCCCTATTCGCACTTGCTAAAATCACCGAATACATGCTGTTCACCTTCCTACCACATAAGCGCCTGTGCGGCTGTGATTGACCAAACATATTACGGTCTGCCCATCCGCGACAATAATATCTGTCGAGATTTTATACGGCATCCACCGTCCGCCGATGCAGACGAGTTTTCCCTGGATGGTGCCTTTTTCCGCTGTGTTGGCGGCTTTCTTCTTATTTTCGGCGGCAACCCCCGCGATGAGGTCCGCGAGCCGCTGCCTGCCATTGCTGTTATTCATCGCTTGAACCACCTCACCAATGTGATGCTCTGCTTTTCTGTCCTTGGGTCTCGGCTGTATTCATTGGATTCCAGGAAATATTCCTGGCCGTCATAGACCACTCGGTCCGTGTAATCAATCAAGTGGCCGTAGTTGTAGATCACCATGGATACCGTTTCTTCGATGCACCTGTTGAAATCCTCAATCTCGTGCGTCAAAGTTTCTAAGAAATCGCGCCCGATAACCGGGAATTCTGTATCGACCAGGATTCCGCTGCCGCCGGATGGACGGCCCGCAAAGTGCATGGCTTCCTCTCTGACAAATCTCGATGCTTTAGAACCGGCAACGCCCTGGCCCATCGATGCGCCCTGGTATTCACCATCCTGATATACGCTGGTTTCCCACCAGCCGTTGCCAAGATATCTGTGGTACGTCATTTTGATACTTTCCTTTTCTCCCAGTTCCTGATCCGGTTGTTTTGTGTATTCTTCTTCAGACTCCAGGTATTTATTGCCGATGACGCCGGCATAGTTATAGGTGGTCTCAATGACAGTGCCGTCTTCATTCGTAGTCCGTTTGCCCGTCATATAACCATCCTCGACATCCATATAGCTGTACGTTGTGGTATTGGCATCATGGGTTTCGTTCGTCAGCAGCCCGTTGGAATAACTCATGCTCCCATGCGAGCCGCTGATTGTTCCGGTAAAATACATGGGGCCGACATCTAAACTGTCATCATCGCTGTGCGCACCCGCGTTGCCATCACCGCTCCAGACGCTCCGCACGATTTTATGCGCATAATTTGGAACGGTATGTTCCGTATTTGTAATATCGATGCGGTTTGGTTCACAGCCCCGCTGGATGATGTGGAGCATGTCGTTTCTGATATAGGCATTGATGAGCCTGCGTGGAACGCGGGAAGTCCAACCCCAAAGCGTAGAAATCAGATTCTGGTATGTTGCGCCAGTGCCTGAAAGGTTACTGGAAGGCTGGAAGTCATCAAAGTGGGCATCCAGGTGCTTGCCAATTGCGTCTGCAATCCGCTCCGCATGGTGGCTTGCCATCTTCCCACCACCGCTGGTTTCATATTTGAATGGCGTGTAGAGGGTTTGGTCGACATCAATCATGCCCTGCACCTGCTGTACAATGCCCTGCCACTGTGTCTGCTCCACTGTGTAACTGTAATCGTAATCCAGGATTCTCCCTCGGATGGCATCCAGGACCTCCATTTTTTCGGTCGTTGCCATGGTAAAACTCTCGGAAATCGACTGCGGCTGGATGGCAATCCGGATGCTCTGGATACCGAATCCAGCAGAAGTTCCGTTATCTACGAAAGGAATCGTCCGGGATGTATTACAAACAATCTGAATTCGTGCTTTGATGCTGCGGATCGTATCCGCCTGCAAGGATACGGCAATCCCAAAGCATCGGCTTGTATCTGCCGTGATGGAAACATCCGCAGAAAGGTTTCTTACTGTGGTGGCTGCTGCTGTTTCGCCAGCCACCAGGGTCCTGTCTGCAGCGCCCCGGACACTATCCGATGCGGCAACAGCCCTCGCGGTATCAGCAAGTAGAACAGCCGCATTGTCCGAGGTTATATAGCGCACCGCATCAGCACTGAGCGCAGCAAAAGCGTTGACATTTCGCAGAGAATCCCCTTTGAAAATGCCGGATGCCAGCAACTGTCGATTCGTCCCAGCGCTGATTTCGTCCGCAGCGGCTGCGATGCGGCGGGTATCGACTGCTAAATCTGTACGGGCAGTCACCAGTCGCGCGGCATCCGCAGAAATAGTAGCGGATACACTCGTTGTCTCCAGTGTTTCATTTGAACAATCATAATTGGCAATGATGAAATTGGATAATCTATCCGTTGTGCTGTCAATCTTTATGCCTGTGATTTTTTTGCCTTGTTCTAATCCAATCCGACTGAAAGCCTGCTTATCGTCAAAGTATAACTTTAGATCCGTGGGGCTTACGTGCATTACCCATCTGCCAAAAGCAGGGTAATCCCAACTGGTGTACCCGCTATTTGCGCCGTTTTTCCCATAATAAACGTAATTACCGAGGCCAACGTAATCGTTGCCGGCTGCCCCGTCAAAATATACCTTGATTTTTATATCGCTGCTTTTTTTGCAATTGTCGAATCTTATCCAAAGTTCGTTGATATCGCCAAATCCAAGAGTGGCCGGAGTTATTACATCGGAACTCGTTGTTGCGGTTATGCAGGTGCCGGTTTTTGTGGATGCAGGTTCATTCGTTATTTCCGTACCGACAGTAAACAGTCTGCCATCGTTCACGCCTCGGTTGGTATAACGCCCGGGAATCGTTCGTGCCGTATCAGCAGCGATACCTGCTTCGACGGTTCCACCAAAGGTTGAGAGTGTAAAAATCTTAGGAATGGCAGTGCTGCGGCTGCCCGTAGTAATTGCGGCTGCTTTGGGGGATGCTGCCGCCTTGTTACCCGTGGTAGCAACTATAACCCGGGGGCTGATTATCGCCATTCATCTCACCCCTTTTTCGCCGTTATCATTATGTTTGCCTTTGCAATATCCGTGATCTTTACAAAATCCGAGCGGCACGTCGAAGTCTCTGATCCACCCAGCTTTTTTGTGCCTGCATCCGTACCGTCAGCTGCGAAATGGATGTCTGTGATATCCGCTGTATCCGTATAACCGGGGACGCAGGAGCACTGGACTCCTATCAGCTTTTTCGTTCCCGCAATATAATCCGCTTTAGCCGCATCATCCGGGGAAACCGTCATGGACTGTTCCGCTGCCGCTGCCTGGTAGTAACCAGCTTTGTCAGCCACAGCTGTCCAGCCGCCAGGAGTCACTGCTGTCGTCAGTTCTTCAATTTTCCAGGATGCGCAAATCGGCTCCTCTGAAACGATAAGATTTGCCATTGTCTCGTAAATTTTTGACGAACCATAGAGTACGCCGAGCTTGATCACAAACGATGTCAAATTATTTCCATAGGTGTTTCCCGTGTAGCTGGATACCAAGGCTGTACCACAATATAATTCGATTTTGCCAGCCGCTGCATCACTGAGGACATGGAGCGTAAATGTCGTCGTGGTATCTCGCGGGTAGGTAAATGTCTTGGTATTACTAATGCTGCCTTCATTTTTTTGCAGATAAATCGTATCTTTTACGCTATACATTTCGATTCCCATTCGATAGTTCTTTTCATCAGCAAACTGAATATACGTGTTGTCCCCGCCAGACGTATTGTTGTTATTGTACCTGTTCAGATCAAATCTCGCCCAATATTCCTTTGCCGCCGGCAAATTGACGATATACGTATAGGTGCTGGATGTTGTGCCGCCCCGGAAACACTGCCCGCCATTGGTCGTTACAATGGACGTATCCTTTAGATTCTGCCCATCGGTATAGGCATCAAAGAAATTGTAATAACCAGGATTGATATATACAAAAGACATCTTCTATGCCCCCCTTAGGCACTCTCAATAGTGCAGCTGGCCTTGATGCTTACGCTTGTATCCTTGGTTGGATTCTCGTCGACCGAAGATGCGGCCTTAGCCCAGAAGATCGTGTTCGCAGTAGTTACGCCAGAAACTACAATAGAATCTGCCCAAGCTGCGCTCGTGAGTGCCGCTGCTGCATCTGCGTAGTTACTGTCCTTCGCCAGCTTCCACTTGCTCGCCGTAGTCCCGGACAAAGAAATCGTGACGTCACCAGAAGTTTTGTAGCCTGTATCGCAGCGGATCGCGCACTTGATTGCCTTGCTTTCCGCTTTGGTCTTATCGAGCGTAACAGAAATTGGAGATGTCTGAGTTCCATCCAGAGATACCACGGTCCCGTCTGTGCCGCCTGCGGTAGGGTTATTCGTATAGAGGTTGATGTATGCCATTTAAAATCATCCTTTCACAAAAAAAATACTGGCGGGCATCATACCCGCCAGAGTTCTATGGCTGCCCGGTGATACTTAGGAAATCTTGGAATCCGCACGTAGCTTTTTACAACAACGCGGGCCAAGAACACGTCCCCGCCTGCATCGGTAACGGAAACCATGGTCCGCTGGTTCCAATAGGCAAGGATCTTTTCCCAATTCTCGGAGTTGAATTCCAATTCCCAGCTGATTTTATCGCCCGCCGCGATATGCCCAAAATCCTGAACGACCACCCCGCCGATGGTTTCGATTAACTGCTGGCGGTCATCCGGCGTGATCTGTTCGCTGCTGGGATTGCTCAGCGATACAGCGTCACCAATTCGAATAGCCATAATTGTTCCTCCCCAATGCCCGATGAATGACGGGCGTGATTTTATCCGCTACCGTATCCGCCAGTTTTACCATGGCCGCAGAATCTTCCGTCACGGCTGTCCCGATGGAGACGTTCACAGCGACGGAGTTCGCTGGCTGGCCCGGGGAGCGTACCGCCAGAACATCCTGCTGCAATTTTTTATACTGCTCCTGGATGCGCTGATTGCCGCTTGGATAGAGCCGTGCCATATCTTGCGACCAGGTACGTGGGGCATCGCCCACCTGGCAGATTTTCGCGGGTCCAATATTGTAATATGTGATTTTTTTACCGCTATTCGTATAGGAACTGCCATACCCAGCAGCCTGTTCCCTCTCTTTTGTATCCGGCGTTCCTCGAAGATACTCTAAAATCCCTTTGGTATTATCCGCTGTCTGCTTCGCCGGTTCGTAGATTTTCCCATAGACGGCGGCATCACTGCCGCCATAGAGTTCCTGGATGACGCTCTTCTGTGCTTTCTGGAATCCAGAAATATCACTGGCTGTCACGCTGGAGTCATATTTGTCTTTTCGCATGATATAGCTGCGAAGGGCGGTGTCCCCGCCATACCGATAGGCATTGAAGGCTTCCCGCTGGCTTGTCAGCACGGACCTGTTGGCGTTCGCCACAGCATCAGCTTTTTCTGCTTCTGCCAGACGGGTGGCTTCGACTTCGGATATCCCCTTATCGATCCAGGCTTTTTTCTCTTTTTCAATGGCCGCCAGCCGATTTTCCAGATCCGACTGCGTATAGGCGTTGAGTTTTTCCGAGAAGGATGCCTGTATGTCACTGGCTGCTTTATATTTCGCATATTCCGCTGCACGTGTGGCTTCCACTTCGGATACGCCTGCATCCAGCCAGGATTTCTTTTGCTTATCGATTTGTTCCATCCGGTTTTCAAAAGAGCTCTTATATATAGCATTCATCGAATCGATGGTACTCTGCAGGCTTTCCTGGGCTTTGGCCCTGGCGGCATCATCATAGGATGCGATGAGCCCCGGGTCGATGCCTTTTTTCTGTAGTTCCTTGACCCGCAGGGCAATGCTGTGCAGTTTATTGTCATAGGAATTATGCGTCATCGCGTAGATTTCATTGCGGATGGCTTCGTTTTCCTTTTCCAGTTCTTCCTTGAATTTACGGGATGCTTCCGCTTTTTCCGCTTCCGCCAATTTCCAGGCCGTGGCTTCGGATGTCCCTGCCGCGATGGATTTCTTGGCTTTCTGCTCGATATCATAGATTTCATTTTCTAAACGGTTATGGGTCGCATGGTACTGCATATCCGCTATTTTTTGATTGGCCTGGGCATCTGCTTTTTGTTGTTCCTGTACCTTACGTTCTGCAGCGGCGGCCTGCCGTTTCGCTTCCATCTCCTGGCGCTTGGCTTCCTGTTCTTCTTCCCGTGCTTGCGCCTCCTGGGCTCTTTGCTCTTTTTGCTGGTCCTGGTACTCCTTATATTCTTCTCCATAGAGTTTTTCATTGAGCGCCGGCCCCACAAGAGGAACCGCGCCCCATACGGCAGCCGCCGGATGCTCATTGGCCAGCCATTTCCAAGATGCCATATCATCCGATACGGTCTTGAAAAGCCGTCCCAGGGCACCGATGCCTTTTGCCACAACGGCGGCGGCACTGCCCCAGCCTTCCAGGGTGTCCTTGATTTCGTCTTTGTTTTCCTGGATAGACGAGACAAATTCGCTGAGTCCCTCCGTGATTTCCGGCATCATTTCTTCCGCTACGGGCAAAAGCGCCGCGCCGACGGCATTTCCCATCTGACTGGCTTCAATTTTCATCGCGGACCATTCAATATACACCCGGTGGGCTTCTTCCGGGTCTAAGAGTCCCGTGGTCTTGACGCGGGCATTGATTTCCATCAAATCCTGATATTGTTCCAATATGGGGATGAGGGCCGCGCCCCGTGCTCCAAGGATTTCTGCGGTGAAGGCTTCTGCCTGCCCATTTTCCTGGGCTTTTTTATAGCCGGCTGCCAATTGCCCCAGCTGCTGATTCAAGGGCAGTAAGGCCCCGCTCTGGTCGGTGAGCGCAACGCCGAATCGCTGCATTGCCTGGGTGGTAGCATTCCCCGCCGTCCCGGTGCTGCCGATCTGCTTATCCAGGCGGGCAAACAAGGGAATCACGGTATGGATATCTACCCCCGCGAATTGAAAGACCCGCTGCAAGGAGGCGGCTTCCGCCGTAGTCGTATGCAGACGCTGGGTCAATTTATAGATGCTTTCCCCGGATTTCATGGCATTTTCTGTAAGATTGAACAGCCCTGCCCCCGTGGTCGTGACAGCCATGATCGCTGCCATTTTCCCGGACAGCAGGGAAAAGCCGCCGCTCAAGCTGTGGATCCCGCCCTGGGCCGCCGCAAGTCCCGCTGCCATCCGGGAGCCGAATCCCTGGGCCGCACTCCCGGATGCCTCGATCTGGAGTTTCAGTGTCCGCATCTGCGCTTCTAAGGCGGCAACACTGCGCTGCTGATACAGGAGATTGGTTCCTGCGCGCTGGGTAAGCCCGCTATCCAGGCCATAATTTTTTTGTGCCCCGGCGTAGACCGCCTGCAATACGCTTTGTTTTTGGCGCTGGATATCCAGCTGCTGATTGATGGCCTGGTATTTCACCTTGAGTTTATCTAAAGCGCTCCCGGTTCCCTCCAGTTTGCTGAGGTCGATATCCGTTTTGAGTTTGATGCGATTGTTTTCACTGTTCAAGCGGGCAACCGTCTGGGATACCGTTTTGCCCGCAGTATCAAAATCCAGCTGCAGCTGGTTGATATCCAGCCCCAGTTCAATATAGAGCTCATCTATTTTCTGTCCGTTTTTGGCCATACCGCCCTCACATCACATCTTCAATAAATTTTTCATCCACAGCATTCTCTGCTCTGCTTTTCGCCGCCAACTGATCGAGCAGAAATGCCATTTCCGTCGTGTCGACCTCCTGCACGGTCCACCCATAAGCGTTCTGCAGGCACTCGTAATAGTTCAGTATGTTTTCATACGGCGTCAGCGCTGGGCCTCCGCCGCTGGCCCGTTTGGGACTTTTTGCAGCTTTGCGAAGGCTTCGGATAAGAGCCAGTCCGCACAGGTCCGATAGAGCGGAATGACATCTGCAACATCCAAAACACTGGCCAAATCATCCAGTGTAAGTTCCTCATGCCCAAACAGCAGCAGAATCATCTCCATATATTGCTGCATGAGCTCGTTCATGGAGAGCTCCGCTTTATCCATGTCTTCAAAGGCAGCGACTTTTCTCCAGGCCAGCATCTTCGGCGGCACAGGGGTGATTTTCTTGCCCTTGAACAAAAGTACCGGTTTTTCCATTTTCTAGTTCCCCCTATCACACGCTCTGATACCAGTTTGTGGCTGTATCCGCCGCAAAGCCCGTCGACTCTTCATCCGCCTTCGTATAGGAACGGCCATCGCTCAAGCGATAGATGGCTTTTGCCATGATGGTCGGCGTATCGTATTTGATGTTTTCTTCCTTGGTATTGCCGCTCTGCGAAGGCTCCGTAAACTGCACCTTGTAGAATTTTGTGAACCGCGTCTTGCCGTTTCGCTTATCCGCCTGGAACATGACCGCGAAATACGGCGGCACATCATCCTTGGCGGCAACCATCACGCCATTCGCGATTGTATGACCAAAAAGATACGCCTCATATTCCAGCGGAAGTGCCGCCGTATCGAAGGTCAAATCATAGGACGCGGTATTGGTTGCGGCATCGATGGCCTGCCCGTCCGCATAGATCTCTGCCTCGCTCGTCTTGGGCTTGATATCCACCTTGCGGAGAACCTTGCCTAAATCAATCGGCTTTTCATAGGTGGCGGTCCCATTCGCCGGGTCTGTCAGCAGTTTCGCGATATGCAGCCGCTGCACATTGATGAACTGCCCGCTGGCAAGATTGCTCGCGGGTACAGTCCCTGTCGGTGTTTCTTTTGTCTCTGCCATTATTCTTCAGCTCCTATTCCTGTCTTGTAATCTATAACACGGATCAATACGTCTTTTTCCGCCAGTTCCACGGTCTGCGCCCGGATAAAGCCAAGGTTCAGCATGACCTTCTGTACGGCGGCATAGATTCCGCTATACCTGCCATCCTTCGTCAGGATATGGATCCGTATCGTCACCCGGCGTTCCTGCTCCCTGCCATCCGCTGCCAGAGCCGGCACATCCGAGATAAGGGAATAGACCAGGATGGGATAGCTGCCCGCATCCGGGCTTATCCCATGATAGATGCAGCGTCCCTTCCGGTCTTTTGCCAATTGTGAAGTCAGCTCTTTTGATGTCCGCAAGGCCTGATAGACTTTTTCTGTAATGCTCATTTCCCATGCCTCCTGCAGGCAGTCCTGACTGCCGCCACGATTTTCTCCCGGATTTCTTCCCTATGCGCGTCCAAGGCCGGATACAGGAAGGGCCGGTTGATCTTCGGGCTGAATTCCACGATCTGCCCATAGAACATGCCATCGGCTGCCCTGGCATCGGCACTGATCTTATAGGCAGTGCCGCCGCGCAGCTTCTTCAGTTTGATGGAATCCCGGAGCGCCCCTTTGCGGACCCGCTTATCCCTGCCCTCATAGACCGGGCAGCGGCCTTTCGCCTCCTGCATGACTTCATCAGCCCCAGCAGCCAGGGCATCTTTAGCTGCCTGCAGGACATCCTCACCTAACTCCCTCAGTTCCTGCACCGTCTTTCCAGTGGACATATAGCCACGGGAAAAACCTTTATCCTTATAATGCTTACTTGTCATCTTCCACCAGCTCCCGGCATTCCATGACCAGCCATTTCTTTTTCCCATCCATATCGTAGGGCGATGAAAGGAAGGTCATGACCTTGTCCCGCCATATCAGCACATCCGATGACCGGATATCTTTCCGGTAACGCATGACCACCCGATAATCCACCTCATTCACTTTTTCCGTATAGCCGTCAGAAATCTTCGCGGCAGCAGGCAGCACTTTCGCCCAGACGATGCCATAAAGTTCCCGGCCCTGCTCAACGATATTGCCTTCTTCATCCGTGACAGTCGAAGGCCGTTCAATCCTCACCCGCTGACGAAGCTCGCCAATGGAAATATACATTCAGAATCCCTCCTGCCGTATGCCGAAGAGCAAAGCCCGAAGTGTCAGGATGAGTTCATGATGATCTGCCTCCTCACGATGTTCATAAAGATAAGCAGCGGCATACAAAACAGCAGTTTTCGCGGAACTGCCAAGTCCATCAAAAGCCGCTGTCTCTGTGATACGGGCAATTTCCATACAAAGCGTCTGCGCGGTCTCGATAAGCCCCGTCAGCAGCGCATCTTCCTCATTTCCCTCGGCCCGCAGATATTCTTTGACTTCTTTCAGACTGACAATCACGCGAATCCCGCCTTTCTTCTTATGCTCCCGCCGTTCCCTTCATCTGTAAAAGCTGCACCGCCTCCGGCAGTACCAGCTTGCCGTCAACACGCTCTTTCATCACATAACCGATCATGCCATTTCCGGCAAAGAGTTCCTTGAGTTCCTGCAGCGAACGAGTCCCGCGATCCCCGATGTTGTAATAACTGTAGTCCCCAAAGGCAATGACTGGCTTGCCCGCAGCAATCAGCGGCACGAAAGCCGAGGTATGGAGCGTATAGCCAAGAAGCCGGTCTGGTTCGCCTGCCTGATAGGACGGCTGCCAGATATAGGCATTGTTGTTGTCCTTGAGTTTTCTGAGAGCCGAAAGTGTCTGGTCATTCGTGATAAAGGACGCATTCTTCCGGTAGGGGCGCTTCAAAGCGTACACCAGATTGATTATGTCATCCGCAGAAATATTCGCTGTCGAAGTAGTCACGCCCACCTTCGCGCTCGTGAAAAGACCCGTGGGCTTATGCTTGCCATCACCATTGAGGAAGGCGTCCTCCTCGGCGTTGCCGATGGCCTTGCCAAACTGGTCAATGATATAGCTTTCCAGACCGAAGGCATTATCATAGAGAAGCTCCTCCGTTACCTTGATGGCTACATGCAGCTTATACGCATCCATGAGAATCTGGTCAAAGGTCGCGTCACCGAAGGAAAGCGCACCGCCTTCTTCAATCCAGGAGGCTGCCGGCTTAGTAGCCGCAAGATTGATCTTGTGCTCGCCGCTGGTCGTGATGGTCGTTGCCAGACCACGCATGATATTCTCTTCGTTCAGCACATCAATGAGCCGTCGGTCGTATTCCTCCGGCACGAGATAGCCGCCATTCGTGTCTACTCCTTCCTGCAGAACATTGCTGACCTGACGGAAATTCGTGCGGAGAGCCTGCAGCATAGCTTGGCGGTATTCATCCGATGCGCGGCCCGTCTTAACTTCCATCCCAGCCTTGCCGGGTTCATTCGTAATGGCCTTGCTGGTCGGTTTCGCGAGTTCCGCGTCGATTGCTGCCTGACGTTCCAAGCGTTCGATGTCTTTTCCAAGATCCACAACCTCCCGTTCCATCTTGTCATAGGCAGCCGCATTCTCTGCCGAAAGTTTCCCTTCTCCATCTGTATGGGTATCCAGAAAAGTCTTTGTCTGCTCCCAAAGCTGTCCTCTTTTTTCACGCATCGCTGAAATCTTATCCATAAATCATTCCTCCTAAAATTTAATGGGTAATTAAAAAGAGCCGCTTTTTCAGCAGCCCTGCATCCACCCGGTTATCCGATTTTGGTTTTTTGAACTTACTGAGCAGTGAATTGGTAACGGCGGCCCTTGAGAACATCATGGCTTCAAGTCCATCTGCCTGTTCACCAGCAGCATGTTCATCAAAAAGAATGCTGTCAGCAAAGCCAAGTTCCACGGCTTTTTTAGCATTCATCCAGGACTCCGCGTCCATGAGATTCGAGATTTTTCCCCGTCCCATGCCAGTTTTGATTTCATAGGCATTGATGATGCTTTCCTTGACCTCGGAAAGCATGTCGATAGCTTTCTGCATCTCACGCTCATCCCCAATGGAGATGGTCGCCGGGTTGTGGATCATCATCATGGCCACGGGAGACATCTCCACGGTATTTCCCGCCATAGCAATGACGGATGCAGCCGAGGCAGCCAGCCCGTCAATCCGGACTTTAACGCTCCCCTTGTAGTCCATGAGCATGTTGTAAATCTGAGCTGCCGCAAACACATCGCCGCCTGGAGAATTAATCCAGACGGTAATATCTCCTTCGCAGGCAGACAGTTCTTCACGAAAAAGACCCGGTGTGACTTCATCGCCATACCAGGTCTCATCCGATATTTCCCCATTCAGCACCAGGGTACGTTCCCCACTGTCAGCATCCCGCACCCAGTTCCAGAATTTACGTTTCATTCGATTCCCCTCCCTTTTGGTTCCCGGCAAAAATGCCAGCATCCTTAAGTTTTGTCATATTGCCGTTGATGAGATAAAGATCACCGCCTTCTTCCGCAGAGATGTGATTCATATTCTCCAATTCCCGGATATCATTTGCTGAAAGCCAGCCATTCTGCCTGCCAACGGCATAGCCATTCATGCGGCTCTGGTAATCTCCCCGCAAAAGCCCATCCACATTGAACTTAAAGAAAAGAGCAGGCTTTTCATCCGGCTTTAAAAGGGCCTGATGCATAGCCTGCTCCCAACGAATCACCCAGGGATCCAGCGTATATTTCACGAATTCCAATGACTGCTGTTCAATATTTGAGAAGCTTGACTTTTCCAGGTCACCAACCATATGCGGCGGCACTCTGAAAATACGGGCAATCTCATCAATCTGGAACTTCCTTGTTTCCAAGAACTGTGCTTCCTCCGGCGGGATGGACATCTGATGAAAGGTCATCCCTTCTTCCAGCACGGCCACATTATGGCTATTCCTGCCGGAAAACTGCGCATGCCAGCTTTCCCTTAGATGTGCTGGATCCTTCACTACTCCCGGATGCTCCAGTACACCACCCGGTGTTGCTCCATTAGCAAAGAAAGTTGAGCCATATTCCTCCGTGGCCAGAGCCATACCAATAGCATTTTTCGCCATGGCAATCGGACTGTAGCCGATCAGGCCATCAAAGGAAAGCCCTGGAATATGCATCACATCGTCCCGACAAAGTTCAACCTGCTCAGTACGTTTCTTACTGCCGTATTCATCCATGCTGCGGCTGTACGTGTAGACAAGTTTACCATTCTTCGCCCGGCTCACATCCATCTTGCTGGGCAGAAGCGGATAGAGTCCGATTACCTGCCCTCGCCCATCCCGGATAATTTGTGCATAGGCATTTCCCCATAGGAGAAGATGACTCATCATGGTCTCGCGGAAGATGAAACTCGTCATCTCCGGATTTGGCTCATCATGAAGAAGCGCGTACAGCGGGTGATCCAGCACTTTCTCTTTGCTGCCGGATTCCGTATAGCGGTAGACACAAAGCGGCAATCCCGCTATTGCTTCTGCCAGGATACGGACGCAGGCATAAACTGCAGTCACCTGCATTGCCGTTCTCTCATTGACCTTCTGCCCTGCGGCTGTCTGACCAAAAAGGAAGGACAGATGGCTGCTGATATAGTTTTTAGGCTTATCTCTGGAACGAAACAGCTTACTGAAAAAGTTCATATAATCCCTCCCATATAATTGACTCATGATAGCGTTTATGCTATCATTAAATTGTAAATAAGATTTGATGTTTGGAGCATACTAATGTATACAATTGAATTCTACGAAAAAAACAATGGCGAATCCGAGCTTTGGGATTTCATCGAAGCACTACGAATAAAATCCCAAACCAGCAAAGACGCTCGCATCCAATTTAAGCAAATCAGTCTTTATATACAGCTCTTACAAGATAACGGTACAAGACTGCCAGATAATATCACCAAACATCTTGGTGATGATATTTGGGAACTACGTCCAGGAACAAATCGCGTCTTTTACTTTTACTTCAAAAATGATACATTCGTGCTTCTTCATCATTTTCGTAAAAAATCACAAAAAACACCCCGCAGAGAACTCGAGCAGGCAAAAGCGGAACGTGATGATTATCTCTGCCGAAAGGAGTCTGAAAAATAATGAGAACTTGGAATGAGTATAAGGACTATGTAAAAAGCATTAGCCCCGAAAACAAAAGCAGCATGGAAGAAATTGAAAATCTTGCTGCTATTGTTTCTTCGATGATTGAAAAACGCAACTCACTAGGACTCAGTCAGCGTGAATTAGCAGCTATGTGCGGTGTGCCTCAGTCTTCTGTTGCCAGAATAGAATCGTTCAAAACTACACCAAAGCTGGACACTCTATTAAAACTCATGCATCCACTTGGACTTCGTCTCACAGTAGCTGCTGTTACTGAATGACGATATCGTCTAAATCAGCAAAATTCCTCGTCCATCATAGACGCTTTCACCAGAATCCAATCCACAGCGAATTGCTCGGTCCAGTGCCATGATTGTTGCCACGACACCGTCAATCTTCTCTGTGGATTTTTCTTTGTCCGGCTTGATGTTGCCCGCAGGGTCTGTCTTGATGAAGATGTTGTCCATCATCCATCGCAATACCGGCTGTCCACCATGGGCGATACGTTGTTCCAAGGTCAGCTTCATCAGCTCCTTGGTCGGTGGACTCATATCCTTGAAGCCCTGCCCAAATGGCACTACGGTAAAGCC